TTTATTAGTTTGACTGTTCATATATTAGATTTAATTTGTGGACAAGTTACACACAATAAATGTTATAAACAAATTTTTCCTTTGTGTATTTAAAACAATCGCATAAAAAAAGGAGGGTATTACCCCTCCCTCCTTAACATAATTTGGACCAAAATCAGGTGACGGTTGCGTCCTCTATTGCGTCCTCAATTTGTCGCTCTAACGTCTTACCTGTAATCCCAAGTACTTGAGCGATCAAAGTAAACTTTCTCCTGTCAGTGATCTCCACTTCTCCATCACTTATGTCAAAGGAATGGATTGAGTAACCGAATTCTGTATTGAGGTATAACGTCACCTCTTCAGAATCTGAATCAACCTTGATTGTGTGTTTCTTTGTGTCTTTCATTTTAATAGTCATTAATTAAGTTATCTGTGTGTTTAAGAAGTTTGTCCATGTCCTTGATGTCGTTTACTAAAAGCAAACCTGCATCGTACAGGGTAATATCACTTCCTTCCTCTATGATCCTTTTGTTTACATTGAAACCATCGGCATCATATTCGCCTTCTACTCTAACCTCCACCCTTTCCATTCCGTCTACAGAAGTAAAGGCCAAGTATCCGACTGTGATAGTCGTAAAGCTGTACTCTGATTGTTTTACAATTTCCATTTGATCTAAGATTTTAAGTATTCTTCGTCTCCATCAGCATACCCACAGGCTTCTGCATCTACGTTGTTGTGTTTGTTTGCTACATAATATCCGTAGTTTCTCCACCAGTTCAGTTCTGTCTTAAGTCTCTCTTCATCGTATGCATCAGAGGATTTATCTCCTTTGTGTGGTTTTTTATACTTCTGAATAGTTTTTTCCAGCCTATCGTCAATTTTCTTTTCATAGTCATCTATAAGACTTTCCAGTTCCATACCTGTTAGTTCACTATATGGTTTAGTGTAGGTGCCGTGCGGTGGAATCCATGTCCCACCTCCATTACCATCGTTCCATATTTCTACATTCTTTACGTTGGTGGTACATTGGTATCCTGTACCTCTGCGAGTCTCGAAGGACCTTACTTCTGTGACTGCTAATTTAAGTTGTGTCATTTTATATATTTTTTAGTTTGACAATGACTGCACCACAAGGATGCAGTTTCGTCCATTCAGGACTCATCAGATTGCCTGTCGTGTATTCCAATGATCTTGTGGCCTTTGTTGTTCATGACTCTGATCCAGTTGTTCATATGGCCTTCGTCATTGAATTGCTTGGGAAAGGATCTGTAGTTCCCATAGGCTGTCTTCATGTCTATTATCACGTTCATACTAATTCAAGTTTAGAGTTTACAAAATCTATAATAGCCTCATCGAAATCTTTTTCCTGTCTCTCCCAATAAAAATCATGAGCGTACAGTTTTTGGAATTCAATGGCAAGTTCCCATGCCTTATCGAAGGTCTGGAAAACGGTTCCTCCAAGTAAATCCTCTTGGATAATTATGGCAGTAATTAAAGCTAAATCTTTTTCCTTCATTTTAAGGAGTTTTGTAGTTCTTTTGATGTTATACCATAGTTGTCGAACAATAAGTCCTCAAAACGGCTTAAATCAGCCTTCTTGATCATTATATCAGTTGACTGGCTAAAGACGTTTGACGTTGGACACATAATCACCCAAATTGGAAAGTATAGATCAAGGTGTTGCTCTCCTAAATCATCAAGGAGTTGGTTGAGGGTTAGTTTGTGAGAGATCGTCTCGTCTACCCATCCTGTATACCATCCATCGAATGACATGAATTCCTCTCTGATCTGTGGACTCCAGTATCCTCTCCATGCATCGGTTCTCACGTACTCAAACCCATTGACTGGTAGAGTCTGCTCATCGTCTCCATAGAGTTCTTCAAGGTATGAATTGGCAAAATCATATTCCTTACACCAGTAAAACTTCTCACCTTCGTCATGAGTTGGATGTCCAAAGCTAATTAAGGTAGGGGAGTGTTCCCATGGTTCATCACAGCAGTCTTCACATAACACTTCACCCTGTAGGGTTTCCTTTGAGTACATTGTGTCGTAATCGATTTCCTGCTCACAGCAGTTGCATTTTTGTAAATTGTCATTTTCCATTTTATGTATTTTTAAGTTTGACATAGACTCCCATCTGACTGGGAGTTTCGGACATTAGTCCTCATCAGTATGCCTGTGTTCGATCATTTTCTCCTCAGACGTAACCACAGTTCTTGGATGTCTGCTGTTGTCGATCCATGTGATGCTGATTACTTCTACAGGATTAAATGCTCTCCTTCTGTTGATCTTAGCGTAGTCTACAGCAGTTCTCTTGGTGTCGAACGTTATGGCCTTGCCTGAGTTCTGCTTGATCTTACCTTGATCACAGATGTACTGACCCCTACTATTCTTCAATAGCCAGTATTGGGTGTTTTCCAGTTTTACCATTGGTCATCTTCGTAAGCATTATACTCCAGTTCCAGTTCCCAAAGGTTATTATCATCGTTGTAGAAATCATAGGCATTGTCCAGTGATCCTTCGGTGCCTATCCTGATCTCTTCCCTTGACGGTATGCGTGTACCATAGGGATTGACGAATGACTCGTTAGGCAGGAAGTACATTCCGCATTCTAACCCACTGTGGGCGGCTCTACCTACTGATCCTTCCATTGACCATACATAGCCTTTGTCGATCCAGTCTTGCATCTGTTCAATCGCAGGAAAGTCTGCCTGTCGTTCTCTGATAAATTTTTCTTTCTGTGTCATAATTGTGTATTTTTAAGTTTGACATAGACAGGGATGTTACTCCCTGTTTCGGCTAATCTAAGCCTCTTCAGTATGCCTGACTTTGAATCCTGTTTTACGTGAATAGGTGTCAAGGATGTACTGGTATAGTTTATCCCTGTTTCCGTCATCAAGCATGGTTAAGAATCGAGTAAAGACTCCATATGACAACCTTGTCTTAACCCATCCTTTCATTTCATCTGTTCCTTCATGACACATCGCAAACTTGTCGTTTAAATGATTAGCCAAGCATGGATCATCTGACCAACATTCTCTGATAAAGTTTGGAGGGTAATTAAGTCCAAACCAAATAATCGAATCGATGTTCTCGCTTGATTGCAATTCATCAAACTGCTTTTGCATTACTGTAAAACGCATTTTGTTCTCTTTGTTGAGTCTTCTGATATCATCAAAAAGGTCATCCCTTTCCTCATGCATCCTTTTGTTCTCTCTCTTGAGGATTGAGTTGTCTGCCTTGAGTTCTTTGATCTCTGCTGTTGCAATAGATAGCAGTTCGTTTAGTTCTGTTTTTGTAAATGTAGTTTTCATAATTATCTGTTGTTTCTAAAGTTAATGTTGATTTGTCTCTCTGCGATGAGGTCTTCCATGACGCTTACCATTGACGCATTGCTGTCGTCTTCAGGGAATAGGCTTACCCCATTGTCCTCTACGTAATAAAAGCCTTTGAAGATCACCTCTTGCTCGCCATCAGGAGTCGTGAATAGTACGTCAATAGACATCTCTCCATGAAGAAAATCACCCATGTAATTTACTGCCCACTTTTTCTCCCTGATCTGATCCTTGATCACTCGAAGAGTTTCCTCTTCTCTTCTGATCTGTTGATCTCTTGCCTCACGAATGGTCATCATGAATGCTCTGTCTTGCTCTGTAATTTTGATTGTGTTGTTCATTTTAATAAAGATTAGATTTTTCAATTAGTTTAACTTGGTAACTGGGAAGGTAATCGATAGCCTCTAAGTACTTATCGTAAGTCTTCTCAGCCTGTCTGTCATACTTGTTGTATGCTCTTTCATCTCCTTCTCCATCTGCGATGTTACGGAGTCTGTCGGCCTCATTGTGTTTGATCAGCCAATCAATGGCCTTCTTGGTTTGGCGGTAATTAGCCTTGTTTTTGATGCTAATGCCTTGATACTGAGTTACTTGTGTTTTCATATTGTGTATTATTTTTGTTTGACTCTGTAAATATAGGGAAGTAGATCGGAATAACAATGGCATCCAATGATAAATTTACATGGTTGACTCCAATAGGATAAACTACATCGTCCTTACTACGGCCATATAACACACTGTAATAGCCTATGTTACGCATCTATATAGTATAGCATCTCATGTACTGGTATGGAATAGATAAAACAAATAGGATAGGGGAGGTTATTGTTTTGTTCCGTGTATTTCACAAAACTTGTAATTCCTGTGGTAATAGTTGAGGTAATTTAGCTGTTAGTAGTTGGCTATGGTATACCGATATCAAAAGCTAAAAGTTTTGACTCTATTTGGGAATCGTTTAAGGGGTGTGGGTTTAGGATTTCGATTTTCCTGTAGGGTGTGGCCTTCCAGATCTATATATAACCCACTAGTTCTTTGTATCTGGTGTGGCGATAAAGTTTGTCACTTACTGTTTATATAATAGTATACAGTTATTTGATAAGAAAACACGCCACATTTGTGTGTGTATATAATTAGTACTTTTGCTGTATGGATATACAAGGTATCTTAGCTTTTGTAGTTGCATATGAGATAATAAGGTACACTGTATTTTCATTTGTAGGAAAAAACGATATGAAAAGACCAAAACCATGTGCGTGCGGAAACACATCTAACCCTTCAGGTTTTTGTGATGGCACTCACGCAAAGTAAACGATGTGGCTGACACTTTTATAAAGAACAACCTGTCTTTTGTGTTGTCTATTACTCTAGCTGTGTTCACAGCAGGCGGACTTTTTTCTGAGTTCACCGCCTTGAAGAATGAGCTGCATACGGTACACGAAAGATTGGACAAGAAGATTGTTGTTATATCAGACCTAGAGGATAGAATCCTTGAGATAGAGAAACAGCTAGAATACGAAAGAGGATTACTAGAAGCTTTTAAGAAAAAGTAAATGGCTAAGAAAACTTCCAAAAAAGACATGCCCTGTAACAAACCCAGGAAAAGCACAAGACCAGGTAAGAAGAAAATGGTCAAAGCTTGTTCTGGTGGAACTGAAAAATTAATACACTTTGGTGCTACTGGATACGGACATAACTACTCCAAGGCAGCAAGAAAGTCTTTTAAGGCTAGACACAAGTGCGCTACCGCAACAAATAAGTTGTCGGCAAGGTATTGGGCTTGTAAAAACCTGTGGGCAGGTAAAGGAGGCTCAACTAAGTCATCGCCAAAATCTAGGAAAGCAAAGTAATGACCACATTCAAAATTATAATCCAACCACCTTACTCAATATTATTAGGAGCAGAAATACTAACTAACCCAAAAACTAGGGATATTGATGGATTTTGCGTACATTTGATACTAATCTCGATAGAAGTATCGTGGGAGGATAACAACGACTATTATAATCTAACTTAATTTAACTACTATGCCAATAGAAAAATTCGTAGACTTCGGAGACGAAGCCAATTTATTCCTGCGTCAAGGAATCAACACACTAGCAAACGCAGTCAAAACAACTTTAGGAGCTGCAGGGAAAACAGTAATTATTGAAGACGACTTCGGTAAACCACACGTTACAAAAGACGGTGTGACTGTTGCAAAATCAATTAACCTATCTCACCCAGTAGAACATATGGGTGCGTCTATAATTAGAGATGCATCTGTGAAGACAGGAGATATTGCAGGAGACGGAACAACTACTTCAGTTGTATTAGCTCAAGACATAATAAAACACGCTACTGATAAAATGCAAGGTGAACCCCACCTCAACCACAATGTTGTCAGAGAAAGAATGAGAGCTATCGGTGAGGACATATTAAAGTACCTCAAGGATAACACAAAGAAAGTAACTAAAAAACAGTTACAGTCTGTAGCTACCATTTCTGCTAACAACGACCCATTACTTGGACGTGTAGTTGCAGAGGCTTTTCAGAAAGTAGGAACAGATGGTGCTGTGAGTATAGAGACCTCATCCAATCAAAAGACATATGTAAAAGTAGTTGACGGTACCAGAATAAAAAGAGGGTACGCAAGCAACTATCTTATTACTGATAGAGAGAAGTCTTTATGTGTCTTGGAGAATGCTCTTGTACTTGTAGCTGACAAAGAAATAAAGAAGTGGGCTGATATACAGTTCTACTTAGAGGCATCTATTACGCAGAAGCGTCCTTTACTTATCGTAGGGGAAGTGGAACAAAACGTAATGGCCAATATTAACAACAACAAACTACGTGGTGCACTTGACATCTGTGTGGTGGCTCCTGAAGGAGTGGGCTCGAATCGCCTGGAGTTATTAGAAGACTTAGCCGTGATGACAGGTGCTACCGTAGTTTCAGATGACACAGGAGTTGATTGGACCAACGTGGGTGTAGGTAACATGGGATCGGTAAAAAAAGTAGTATCCTCCGCCAACCACACAATACTAACGCTAGACGGTACTACGTCAAAAGAGATAAAGGATCAAGCTAAAGTAGTAAAGTCTCTTTTAGATAGTAAAGATGATCCTCACAACAACTGGCACTACAAGGATAGAATCAGTAGACTTGCTGGTGGAGTTGCAACTATATATGTAGGAGCTTACACTGAAGTAGAGCTGAAGGAAAAGAAAGACAGAGTTGATGACGCTGTATGCGCAACAAGAGCTGCATTAGAAGAAGGTATTTTACCAGGAGGCGGAGCTGCGCTTTATCACGCAAGCATTTATTTGTTTAAGAAAAACATGAAGCCTTCCTCTGATCAAGAACATGATGCCGCAGCATTTATACTGTACAACTCTTTAACTTCTCCTATTGCAACGATCATGATTAACTCAGGAAAGACAGGAGCAGAGGTTGATGACATACTTAGGGATATGGCTGATAAACCTATAGAAACAGGTTTTGATGTTATAGAAAAACAAACCGTAGATATGTACAAGTCTGGAATTATAGATCCAGCGAAAGTGACTACAACCGCATTTAAGAATGCTTTGTCTGTAGCTGAGATAGTTTTACAAACTAATTGTATAGTAACAAATAAAAGAGAACTACCAAAAGACGAAGAATGAATGCACTAGGAAAATGGGTTGTACTCAAAAGAAAAGAAGAAGAAGTGAAAGACAAACTAGGTTTGGTAATCACTGATGTTACAGATAAAGGAGTGAGACATAAACTAGCAGAGGTTATTAGCGTAGGCAGTGAAGTAGATGATTTGGTCGTTGGAGACTCCGTGTATTACGACATCGCTGCTAGTTCTCAGCTCCGTGTTAACGAGGATGATATATATGAGGTAATAAATGAGTCGCATATTGTTATCAAACTGTAGTGGTATTATTTGACTTTGAAGACGATAAGTTCATACTTGAAACGATACATGACTTTCAAGATATGGACTTTGTCTTTTACGATAATCCAGTAGAACATTATTCTCTAACAAACATATCTAAGAAAATAGGATCGTTTGATGAGCTGATGTATCTAGCTGAAGTTTTTTTGCACCTCAATAGTGATGTTGATTTTGAAATCTACTTAGGTTATTTTTGCTGGCTAGGGTCTAGAGACTCTGGTATGTGTATACGTACTTATGGCAAAGCCAGGATAGAACATTTTTTAAGACAGATATTCTTTACTAGGAAAAAACCTTATTGCAGGAGACACAGGAGGGTTGTGTTTAATCCTGAGAGAATAATATCTACAGAAGAAAAGTTATCTATAACAGCTCAGGTAATAAGAAGAGGTTGTAAGTTCACAAATATAGATGTGTTGCTTGCAATAGACACCTTAAGGGATCAGTTAATTGTTTCCACATCTAGGTCGATTGCAAGTTATTTGAATTGCAGCACCTCAACAGTTAGTAGATTAATAAACAAAGAGACAAGAGATAAAATGAAACGATACAATGAGTTGACAAGAGAAGAACAAAAAATTAGAATTTTACTTGAGAACATAGAATTGCTAACTAGCAACGGAGAAGGGTTAAAGGTCAGGGCATTAAAAGAGCTGACATCTATACGAGACTATTCTCTTATTAAAAAAGCTATAACTATTTTTCTTCGTGACGAGAGTTCATCATCTTAATTAGCTTTTTGTAAGCCTTATCAATCTTTGTAGTTCCTTTGAATATTTCGTTCCTGTATGGGTTTTCAGAGATTATTTCTTCCCCATTTAACTTTTTGTATGCGTGATTACATATAAGCTTTGCTTTCTGCGTAAGGTGAAACAAATCTTTCTTCCTTCCTGGATCTTTCATCCACATGGTTATAAGTCCTCTATCCTTAAGTAATGTTACAACGTTGTTTCCCCAACTACATATCCTTCCGTAATCATACAAATCTTTTCTAGTGAACAATCCCATGTCATACAAATACAAGATCATTTCTAGTTCTTTTATATTGAGATCATACTTCTTTTGTATGTAATATCTAACTACTCTCCAGTTCTTCAAGTAGTTGTTTTCTTTTTCTCTTTGTGTGTATTTTTTAGTTTGCTTTGGTTTTTTATGCAGGTAAAATGCTTTGTACATCCGTTGTGTTTTACCCAAATATACAACTTATAAATTTGTTATCTTTGTAGAAAATAACAAGTATGGCTCATCAAGGTTTAGGCGACACTGTTTCTAGCTTAACGGAAATCATGGGTATAAAAAAAACCGTGAACAAGATATCTGAAATAACAAACAGACCATGTGGCTGTGAACAGCGTAGAAAAAAACTAAATGAGTTGTTTCCTTATAAAAACTCTAAAAGCACTTAATTATGCCTTACAATAAAAAGAAGAAGAAGCCAAAAGTAAAACCTAAGAAATAATGGCGACAAGAAAAAAAATGAAGAACACTTGTTGGAAGGGTTACGAGCCAATTGGAATGAAAACGAAGAATGGCCGTAAAGTACCTAACTGTGTTCCCAAGTCAACTAAAAAAAGGAGAGGATCAAGATCATGAAACACGGAAATAAAAAACTTACTGGGAAACAAATGAAGATTGCCTCTGCTGCAAAACCTTACAACAAAATAACAGGATCTGATTTTAAGGTTTTGAAAAAACGTAAGAGAGGATGAAAGAGTTTGCAATTATATTACTATGTGCTTTAGTGTTTACACTAGTCGTGTTTTTAGTAGCGATGGCTCTAAACAAGATCGGATGGATAAAGACTGCCTTTTTGAAAGATGAGGACAAAGACTGGATTCCAGATGCCGTGGAAAAAGAAATACAAGAATTAAAACAAGATCTTAAAGAAACAAAGGACCGCTTACAATCCGAGCTAAGTGATGTAGGCTCTGCAATAAAAGAAGTTGGTAATCAAATAGGTGATGTGCCAAAAGCTTTTTCTGGTAAGAAAAGACCAGGAAGAAAAAAGTCTAACAAATAAGATGGATATCGTAGATTTGAAGATCTGGGGAATTAATTCGTTTGCGATTACGATATCGCTACTAGATATAGACGCAGCATTAAGCGTCATGCTTGGTTTTACCGCCATTGGTTATACAATCCATAAATGGTATTTAATGTGGAAATATAATCGAAAGAAAACAAATGAATCATGACGTTTTGTATCACTACACAGGGTCAGAGGAATACTCCTTAAAAGATTACGTAGTGCCTGCTTTAAAAGCTTTACCTGATTGGTATAAGAATGTAGAAGCAGAAAAGTTTGAAGATACGAAACATGTGTCTGTAAAGACATGCGTTTCTTTCTTGTATATGTGGCAAAACTCCTACCTAATAAAATCTCCATGTGAAGTTGAATTAGTTGTAGGACCGTCAGGATACGAATGCTACGTTGCAGATGAGAATGCTGTAAGGTTTCAGTCACATACACATGAAGAGATAGAGCCTAGAAGTCAAATGGGTACAGAGTTTGACCCTAATTGGATGAACCTAAAATGGGAGTTTCCATTATCGGTGATGACAAACGAGCATAGGTTTGATTTAGTATGGATGCAGCCCTTTTATTGGGACCAACAACAAGAACTTGTAACTGCACCAGGACTGCTGCCTATACTTCCAGACAGGGCTACAGGTTTAAACTGTAATATGTTTGTAAATAAAAGTGTTGACAGAACAATAACGATACCTAAAGGGTTTCCTTTGGCGATGGTTTATAGTCCATCAGGTCCTGTTAGATTTGTAGAGGAACCAAATTATGACTACTTTATGAAAACGTCTAACATGATCGGTAGGATATTTCCTGCTAAAGAATACTATTTAGCTTCTAAAAAATGTCCAATGCATAATTCAATCACAAATGATATCGACAAACCTAAGCTTAAAGGAAGCGACTAGAAGTAATACGGCACGAAGATTGGGTATAGACAATACCCCTGACGGATATACAATAGGCAACATGGAATTAGTTGCAAACAAAATATTCCAACCTCTGCGTGAATGGGTTGGAGGACCTATAAGAGTGAATAGCTTTTACAGGTGTGAAGAATTAAACCGTGCTATTGGCGGAAGTTCTAGATCACAACATTGCCAGGGTAGAGCAATTGACCTAGACGACATTCATGGGCACGCTACAAATGCTGAGATGTTTAAGTACATTAAAGACAATTTGAATTTTGATCAACTCATATGGGAGTTTGGAGACGAAGAAAATCCTGATTGGATACACGTTAGCTACGTGAGTGAAGATCAAAATAGAAATAGATGTTTGAAAGCATATAAATTAAACGGAAAAACTAAATACGAACTGATATGAGCAAAGAGACATTGATTAAAAGACCAGATCAAAAACAAAGACCAAAGATGAAAAACAAAGATTTACGACATTATATAGGTGCTGCAGGCGTATTTATACTCGTAGTAGGACTTATGCTTTTTTTAGCATTCAATGACATCCCTTCTGCAAACAAGGATATATTTGTATCTATTATCGGTATGATAGTTGGGAGTCTGTCTGTGGTAATATATACCATCATAGGGAAAAATCCAGATGAGGTAAATTCTTTACAGCAGAAAGTGGAGTCACTTCAATCCTTAGCAGATACTATGGAAAAAAGAAATGACCAGTTGGAGGCTATGATTATAGAACTACAAAGAGAGATTATCTCAAAACTATCTGTGGTAGGAGCACAATTTGTATTAAAAGAAGATAAGTAAAATGCTAAAAATACTACTAGGTCTCTTAGGACAAGGCAGCTCAGGAGGTAGAAGTAAGATTGGTGGGTTAGCTTTAGATTTAAGAGAAGCCATAAAAGGCAAGGAATTAGATCCAAATCAAATACTAGAGCTACAAACTAAGATAAATGAAGTTGAAGCACAACACCGTTCTATGTTTGTTGCTGGCTGGAGGCCCAGTGTTGGTTGGGTTTGTAGTCTGGCTTTTGCCTATCATTTTATCGCCTTCCCAATCATTAGAACTATATATCCAGATATCGATTTTCCTGAACTGGATACAGAACCTCTGTTTACTGTGTTAATGGGAATGCTAGGTTTAGGAGGACTTAGAACATTCGAAAAATTAAAAGGAAAAACTAAATAATGAGAATAATAATCGCACTACTATTTGCGGCTACGGCTTACTCACAACAAGTGCCAATTGACGCATATGGAACATGGGTGTCTTACGAACACCAGGATCAATTAAGAATATTTCTAGATGACGATCAGACTGTTTTTATCAGATCAAATGATGGGTCTGTGTTAGCACAAGGTACTATTACAAGTGACGGTAATTACTTTGTAATTACAAGATCTGATGTTTACGACAACTACACTCTTGGTACTTTTGTTGGAAATGAGACTATGGTCATTTCTAAACCAGGCCAAGCTCAATCATGGCTATGGGTAAAAATATCAGATTACTGAGATTACTTGTAAAAGACAGACGGCTTACAGCCAAAGAAAGAATATCTATTAGGTTAGGTTATATGGGGTCAACATTTATTATGATGTCCCCATACTTGCTTAATTATGGAAATATAGGATGTGTCACTTATATCATAGGTGGCATACTTTTAACACCCCAAGTATGGATAGCAAAACAATGGAATTTAGTGTTGTTAAATGCAAACCTTGTTGTGGGATATATTTTGTATTACATAAATCACTAAGATGGCAAAAATAATAGCAACAAACACCTACAAAAAGCACAAAGTAAAAAGACCAGGTGTTCACTCAAAGACAAAGACATCTAAATTAAAAACAAGCCGCAACTACGCTAAACCGTATCGTGGCCAAGGGCGGTAAGAAAACTGCTTTGTTTTTATTAGTACCTTTGCACAAACACCTTAATTATGCCTAGAATAAGTACGTTTTCCCAGGATACTACTGTTAGTAAACAGGACCAGTGGATAGGTACGGACAGCGAGACTGGAGCAACTAAAAACTATTCTATACAAAGTTTTGTAGATCTTATTAATGATGAGAATCTAGTAAACCTTTTTGATGGTGTGCTCTATACTTTCAAGGCCGTAGATACTACTGCTGAAGGCCAGGGAATACTAAGTGTTACTGGGTCTAATACCTTAACAACAAACTTTAGTGCTTTAACTCATGTTTATCTTCACGTAAAAGATACTGAAGGCACAACCGTTGATACTTATCTAGAAAAAACTCTTGACAATTACATAAAAATATCTGAGCAAGGAAACCTTAATAATTTTGGAATATACGAGGTTATTGCCATAGAAGACTGGAACACTTACTACAAGAAACTTACCCTTACTATAAGAGACACAAATGGAGCATTGTCTCCTAACCAAAATTATTACATATCTAACTATCAAGCTATAAATGATCAAGACTTTAGTGACAACTCAGTCACTGAGTTTGCTGATGTTAGCAATGCAGGGTCAGGAGAAATCATAAGTAACATTGAAAGAATAAACTACAACGAAATATATCTGAACGGATTAAGACACGATGATGTTGTAGACAACTTACTTACTGTTGATGCTGGTGTTCCTCTATCTGCAAATCAGGGTAAAATTTTAAAGGATGCGATAGATGCCATTAATGTTCTCCTTACAAGTGATGAAACAGATTTAGATACATTACAGGAGATAGTAGACTTTATAGAGGCAAACAAAGAGACGTTAGATACTTTAGGTATAAGCAACATAGCAGGACTACAGGATGCTCTAGATGACAAAGTAGATAAAATTGTAGGAAAGCAATTGTCTGAAGAAGACTTTACCACCATTTTAAAAACTAAGCTAGACGGTATAGAGGATAACGCAGAAGTCAACGTACAAGCAGATTGGACTCAAAGTGTTACAGATCATGATGCATATATAAACAATAAGCCTACAGATGTAACAGACTTAAGTATACATGATGTAATTGAATTAAGAGATGTAAGTGACGCAGGATCTGGATACATAATTACTAACGATGAAAGAACTTCTATAGATGGTCTTGATCCAGTAAATTTAAGGGATACTTCACACGTAAAAACATTAGGTGATTTCTCCGTGGGTAGTGGAGGTATAGAGTTTAGTGATCAACTTTCTGCAGAACCCACATATGATAACGCTATTTTTTCTATTGATGGAAACGATCCTAAACTAGCGTTCAAACAAGGAGGTAACACTTACTACTTAGATTATTACAGTAACAACTTAACTACTGGTATTAATCAAGGTGGAGAACTTTCAGTATTAAACGGAACCACAGTTAGAATCTCTTCAGGTAACGGCATTGTAGTTTCCTTAAATAAAGATGCAGGCTTAATAAGTTATCCTACTGTGCAAAAAGTACAATGGGATCAGCAAGACGTAGTGGTTTCTAATTTAACGCCTGGTAACGCCAACCAACTTAATGCTTGGTTTTATGTAGATGCGTTAGGCACAATACAACAACAACCTAATGAGTTTAGTGAAAGCCAGTATAAGTCTCAAATTATATTAGGGAGTGCTATACACGCTGATGGTACTATTAAATTTGTAAAAACATTTCCCAATACGTCTTATGGACAACAAGAACAATTTGGTGAGTTTGCGAGAATATTTGGTCCTCTAAAAAAGAGTGGTCACGTTATAAGTGCTTATTCAACAGGCTTAGGACTAAACAGATCAGCAGGGATTGCTTTTGCTTTAGGTAGAAACTATTCAGTTGATAAGGATAATCCGTCTCTTGTTACTGATGCAGGACAGGATAATGTAACTATACATAGATACTATCAAGATGGCTCTGGTGGGTTTATAAGAGATGATGGAGCTCAAGGTGCTGGGTATACAGCATTAGATTTTACAAACTATGATGATGGTAGCGGAACTCTTGCTACAGTGTCAAACAACAAGTTTACCACCCAAAGACTATATTATTTCCCAGGAACACCAGATTTGATAATTTCATACTACGGTAGAAACGAATACCAGAGTTTAGATGATGCTAACACTAATATTAATGCTGAGAGTTTTACAGAAGACACAAACACTGCAACTCAAGCAATATTCTTAGGTTATGTTATTGGACAAAATACGGTAACTGATTTGTCCGCAGGGACTAATAGTAGAATTATACAAGGTGGCTTGTTTAGATCAGTAGCATTTACTTCAACAGGAGCTGCTGCTGGTACCTCAAATATTGCAGACCTTGGAGATGTACAAATACAATCTCCTGCAAACTCACAGATATTACAATACAATACGAGTACCTCCGCATGGGAAAATAACGATTTACAGGATTACAATTCTTTTGCTATGGCAATGGCTATAGCTTTAGGAGGATAAAAATAAAAAACGATGGCAAAAAAACTATTACACTCTTCAAAAATAACGGTTAACAAAGCTGACAATACTATTATTGTAGGTGACATTATACCGTTGGAAAGTCTGTTGCTTATAACAGACGTTACTGCTAATAAAGTTATTTATCAGTTTAATGATCTAACCAAAGGTGCTATAGCAAGCATTGATGGTAAGGGTTCTAGCACAACTTTTACCATGACTCATGACATGGCCAATGATCCTGATATATTAGAGACAAACTCTTTTCAACTTTTTTACGACTCTGCAGATGTTCATATAGAGCCATCAGAAACATTTGTAGATCCTGTAAGTAAGTTTAGAGTTTCTAATCCTGAAAACCTGATTGATACTGACTTTGAATATGGATTACAGTCTACTAAATGGGAGACACTGCAAACCGTAAATAACGTTCCAACATTATATTCTTCTGGTGGAGATGTTCCTCTTGAAGGAGTTACTTCTGTAGAGTCCTTGTCAGGATCTAGACAAATAAAAGTTACAACCAACACACCTCACGGACTATCTATTGGTGATCCAGTTTCTGTTCAGGGTGTTAGTGATTATCAATCTGAAGGATTTTTTGTTGTATCAGGGGTACCCAATGCATTAGAGCTTTTTTATGAAATTGACTTGCCTGCAACTACAACTGGAGAAATATCTGGGTCATATACTACTATAGTTCCAGCTAAGTTTTTTGAGGGTGCTGCGCTAAATATTTCCAATGCGGATGGTGCTGTTACAGACGAGGCGGCTCAAAGTGTCCTTACTGTAAAGACTGAAGCCACTCATGGGTTCTCAACAAAAACAAAGCTTTACGTTAGAAACTCAGTCGGACCGAAAGATTTAGCAATAGAAGATCCAACTGGAACAGCTCCAGATGGAAGACCTTATGTAGATACTGTTGCGAACTTTAACATAAACAATCAAGTTCAAGCTGGAGACACTTCTCGTGGAGGTGTTCAATATAACAGTACTGTAGCGTATGACTGGGAGTGTACACACACAAAGTATATAACTTTATCAGACATAGATCCGATAAATAACCAAATTACTTGGGCAGCTCATGGATTAGAAGATCGGTTCTGTCTTTTGTATAACGACCCTATACTAGGAGGTGGTTTAAATAGGGAATCACAAGGAGGCTTCTATAGTGTAGACAATACTGCACTTGGCCGCAGCAGAGATGCTGTTGTTAACTTTGACAAACAAGTTTGGAGACTTGAACAAGATATTGGTTGTGAAGATGGTGCTGTTTATTATGTATCAGTAGTTGACGCAAACACAATTTCCTTATACGAAGATGAGACTTTACTTAATCAAGTTAGTCTTTCTGTTCCTGCTGATTTTGATTATGGTTTTCCTAGATTAGGTTTAGTATACCAAATATCAAGAGGTGGTGCTTATAATAGTCAGTCTGCATACTGGAAGTATACTCGATGGAATTATGAAGACTACCAAACAACATCTATCAATGCTTTTGCAGGCTACAGTTACTCTTATGATAGATATAGTTATTGGGCTATGTCTACATATGCTCCAGGTTGGACTGGTACAAGTGACCCTGTAACAGTTGATGGATTAAGAATAGCCACTTCAGGTCTTTATTACTATTATTATTATACTAGAGTAGGAACGCCTGATAATGGTGTTTATTCTGGAAATATCGGATATAGAACTTGGTACTACAGAGGTGGTAGAGAATATGGTGCTTACTTTATATCTAATAACAATCAAGCTAGCCACTTTTCTGGTGGTGCAGGTATTAGGACTAGACAATACAAAAATCACTATGGATGGATGTACCACAAGGTTTACTTCAAATCCCTTACTGCTGGTAACGCATCAGGAGCTTACTCTGGGAAAGATCTTATAGCAAGTGACTACGGATTAGGCGTAGACGAGCCAGAGGCAATATACGCTTTCCAAGGGCGCAAGAGAGCTAGTAATAGGCAAAGAAGTCAAGACACATATTCTTATGCTAGTGACCTTTACAGAAAAGGAAGATTTGGTGTTCTTCAAGCAAGAAACACAGAAAGCCTTGTTAACGTTTACAACAACGGTATTTTTGAGGTGGCAACCAATGCTTCTAGCTGGGATGATCAAGATGCAGAAGTATACTACATGTTTATAAAAACTATTCCTACGATTAGAAACACTATATTTCTACAGAATCATGGAATACCAAATGGACAAGAAGTTACGATAAGTATTACTGATGCTGTATGGAATCAAATAAATCCTCCTGGTTTTAGCAACCCACAAAACAACCTTACTGGACAACACTTCTTGTTTTCCGATTCAAGCGGTAACGGTGTATTTATGCCTCAAGAATTTCAAGCTCAGATAAATGTTATAAGTGATAACATATTCAAAATGGAAGTTTTACAGGCTCCTTTTACGGATGATCTTTTAGAGTTCCCAGATGAGTATTCAATATCTTATACCAAAGAAAACGATCTCTTTAATACGATCTATATTCAAGATCACAAAATTGTTGGTGTTGAGGAAGGAACTTATACTGCAGAAGGTCTTAACGAATCAAGTCCAGAAGTCTTTACAGTTACAAATAGTGGTTCTGGAGATTATGCAATAAGCGGTACTAGAATTACAGGAACACAACTTGATCCAACTATTATTGTTTATAGAGGGTCTGATTATGAGTTTCAGGTAAATGCCACTGGTCATCCGTTTTATCTTGCAACTAGTGATACTTCTTATGTTTCAGGTCAATATAACGATGAATACGTGACTGGCGTTAATAATAGTCGAACAGACAATGGTACACTTAGCTGGACAGTTCCTCCTACTGCCCCAAACACCCTGTATTACTATTGTGGTAATCATATAAGTATGCATGGTACAATTGAGGTTAGAGATGCAGGAACCGAAATAGGGGGACTAACGAACGATACAACTTACAATGTTCTTAGAAAAAATGACGCTAGATTATCTATTGCTCAAACCTCTAATAGTGTTGAAACTGCAGACTCTAATGTAATAGGATTTGCAAGTAATGCCGCTCAAAATGCTGTTAGTGTAGATGTGATAACACCTTTCTCTCCTGCAGTTCCAAGTGAGGTAACTATAACTGAAATACAGTATCGTGGTGACTTTGGTGGACGATTTGAATATCTAGTTCTTAGATTTACTGATGGAGATCAATACTTTATAGGAGCGCAAAATGGACAGGATACAGATGTGTTTAGAAAAGAAAACTCTTTTGTATCTAAAAATATAACAGAATTGTTAGCAGGTGGAAGTACTATTTCTGTAGATTTGTTTCCAACAAACCAAGTTAACTTTGCTCACGGATCAATGTCGAACTATTATGAAATTAAGTTTGTGTTGTCTGGTGGTGTTGGTTCGGTTATATTTACAGGAACAGGGTCAGGAAAACAAAACTTGTCTTTCGAAGCTCTTGATGGTGCCTATGATGGTATATATGAAATAAATAACATACCAACAGCAGACACTTTCCAGATTACTTCAGACATAAAGATACCGCAAAGAGAATATGAGATAATAAACGCTAACGTAAACCTAAGCAATAACGTTATAGATTTTGGATCTGATCACAACTTCTTATTAGGTGAGAAAGTTAAATACGATCCAGGTCAAGATACAGTATATCACTTTAACACAGATTTAGCTAGTAATGACTTTTATGTCTATGCAGTACCTACTAGCGCAACTGAGTCTAAGTTTGCTTCTAGTGAGACTTTGGCTTTAGAAGGTCAAACCTTATCTCTTGCTCAACAGGCTAATTCAGTTCACAAACTTAGATCTGAAAGCATAATAAAAGCAAATCAGGGTGTAGGTCAAATTGATTTAGTTCAAGGGTCTAACGAGATAAATGGTAATGGTACAAGTTTCTTAAAACAATTTAAGAGATTTGACAAGATCTATATAGATAATGGAACTTTTACAAAACAATTTACAATTGCTAGAGTATTAACAGATAGTAGACTTGTATTGTTTTCTGCTCCAGACATTTCTCTGACGAACAGAAATTACTTTACCGCAACAGAATTGATATTAAGACCAGATGGTTATGGGATTCATTTACCTTTTGATGGTGGTGTAAACATAACGGCTGGGACTTCTCCAGACAGTAAGATCGTAAGACAAAGTCGTAAATACTTTAGATACCAATCTGGTAAGGGTATACAAAACTCTTTTGCGATAAACTTTAACCCTCCAAGAGTTGTAAGAATCCTTATAAAATCAGATGGAACTACAGCAGAGATAGAGACTCAAGAAGCTCACAACTTAAACCCAGGAGATATTGTAATTATAGAGAACGCTGAAGTAAGTGTTGGAGTAAATGAATTTAACGGAGAGTTTACTGTTTCATCAGTTCCAACTCCATTTAGTTTCCAATATACAATGGATGCAGCTCCAGAACAAGAAAAAGCTGCTGGTTTCCCAACATACTATCTTAAAAACTGGAGTGATTCTTACGTGAGAGCAGGTATGTTTGATGATCAAAATGGATTCTTTATTCAATATGACGGACAAGATTTATCTTGTGTTAGAAGATCTTCTACACAACAACTTGCAGGTAATGTAAATGTTACAAGAAACTCACAGGTGATAACTGGTAATCAAACTTCATTTACAACACAGTTAAATGTTAATGATTTTGTTGTGATTAGAGGTCAATCCTACAAGGTGGTTGAGGTTTCTTCTGATGCTAGATTTATTGTTCAACCGAGTTATAGAGGATTGAATGCCACTGCAGTTAAAGTTACTAGAACTGTAGACACGGTTGTAAAACAATCTGAATGGAATCTTGATTCGTGCGATGGTACTGGGCCTTCAGGTTATGAGTTGGATGTCAACAGAATACAGATGGCATACGCTGACTACTCTTGGTATGGGGCAGGTAAGATTAGATTTGGATTTAAAGACAGAAAAGGTCATGTAAAATATGTACACGAATTTGTACACAACAACATACTAGACGAGTCTTACTTCCGTTCTGGTAACTTGCCTGGAAGATATGAGATAATGAATGGTCCTAATGCTAATGCGTCACCAACATTATTCCACTTTGGTACGTCTGTTATTATGGATGGTACTTTTGATGATGATAAAGCGTACTTGTTTACAGCTAACTCTAAACCTCATGCATTTACAAATGGGAATGAAAGTCAAATAAATATCCAACAAGACAGTGAGTTTGAAGTAATTACACTCAATGGTCAAAGGGTATTTGTGTATGCTTTAAATTTATCTAACATAGATGCACAAGACTTAAAAGTAGGTATGGATGCGAGAGAGGTGATTCCTGTTAATTTACCAGAGGGTACTTATATTACACAGTTGAAAGAAGGGTTGTCTAGCACCACGGTTTACACGTCTTGGCCAGCAACTACAACGCTTCCTAGTCAAGCAGTGTATCCAAACATTCCTAACGGTACGTCAATTAGATTTGGAGAGGAAAATGCAGTTGATTTATCAAGACCTATACCTCTTATATCTGTAAGGTTAGCACCCTCTGTAGATTCTTCGTTAACTGGAGATATTGGTGAAAGAGAAATAATGAACCGAATGCAGTTAGGCTTGAGAGAAGCAGGTGTAACATCAAACAGAGACCTTGAGGTGTTTGTTATCTTGAATCCACAACCTTCTAATTTATCATTCCAAAAAGTAGGATCTCCTTCTTTATCTCAATTGATTGAGTTTAATTCAGGAGACACCCTTGAATCAGGAACAGTTATATTAGCTACTAAAGTTTCTGCTGGGTCAACCACTATAAACTTAAGTGAATTATTAGAATTAGGTAACTCGATTTTAGGAGGTGATAGTGTATTCCCTTCAGGTCCTGACTTACTTACTATTGCGGTTCAGCCTCAAGATACCTCTGGTGTTAGTTTTACTAGTCCAATAACAGTAACAGGTAAAGTTTCTTGGTCAGAATCACAAGCATAGTATGAAGAATATAAGAAAGATATCTATCGGAGCCAACTACAAAGATGCAATGCACTACGTGGTTGGCAACGAAACTTTAGGAGGTCGTTTTATTATTAATGAGATTACTCAAGATAAAGCGAATGTTTTTTCAGTGTGGATAAAAAACAAAGACAACGAAGTGTTTCAATGGAAAGAATTCACTAATATTCCAGCAACAATTGAATTTAATATAGATTTATGATTCCAAGAAAAGGTGTACTTATAAAGCCAGTAGGCGGTGAGTATACTAATATTAAAAAAGTAGGTGGTGTTGACCTGCTTGTAAATACTTCTATTGAGGATGTTGACTATGTTAACAGACTTGGAGAGGTTGTTTCTTCGCCAGACAATTATCTTAAAAAAGGAGATATTGTACTTGTCCATCACAATGTGTTTAGGACCTACTATGACATGAAAGGAAATAAAAGGAGAAGCAACGAGTACTTCAGGGATGGAGTGTATTTAGTTTCTGCAGATAAAATATATTTATATAAAAGAGATAATGTTTGGAAAGCTTACAGATGGAATTGTTTTGTTACTCCTGTGGATTACGTACAGCATAGCGATCTACATAGGACAGATGAGAAGGAAGAAAAGCATGTGGGAATTGTAAAGTATTCTAACACATTTGAACCAGGAACAAAAGTTGGATTTGCAAAGAACAGTGAATACAAGTTTGTTGTTGACGATGAGAAATTGTATAAGATGAGAGATAAAGATATTTGCATTAATTTTAATTAAGATGGCGAAAGAGACCATTAGCGTAAAATCCAACGGTTTGCGCAACGAACTAAAAGAGATACGTAAGAGTATCGACACACTAACAATCACTCTGCAAAGACAAACAGAAACGTTTGATCATATTGCAGATACACTAACGAGATTAATAATCTCACAAACACACAAACGACATGAAAAAAATAATAACTGTCATCGCTGCGGTTTTCGCCTTGACGACTGCGAATGCAATAGGTCATTCCAATAGTAGATGTTGTAAAGATATTTATGAAGCGATAGAAAAATTACTAGAAAACAAAACTATAACTATAAAAGAAGCTCAAGAACTTTGGAAAAAGCACAGGGACCATCAATAAAGAAAGATCTAGAGGATACTATACTCAGGGTCATTGAGGCTGGAGAAGCTGCTGTAGAAGAGCTTATAAAGGTTGCGCAGGAAGAAATAATCACTGGACATCCAGATGATGATTTGGCTGCGGACAGACTAAAGAATGCGGCAGCTACAAAAAAGCTTGCCATATTCGATGCTTTTGAAATATTGCAGCGCATAGATAACGAAAGAGAAAAGTTAAATGACCAGGAAGAGTCACAGTCAAGTAAAGGAAAAGATACAGGATTCCAAAGCTTCGCAGAATCAAGAAGTAGAAAATCTTGATTTATGGAAGTTAGTAGATATATCCGTACCTAAGAAAACAAAAATAGAGTACGGCTATAATCGTGACTTAGATGTTGTGATTATATCAAAGGATGGAACGCTTGGCAGTATAATAGAAGTACAGGGGTTAAGAATAGGATTACCTAAGAACCCTAAAAAAGTATATAAAAGAAGTGGTAAGAAAACAGAGCAATACTGGGAAGAGTTTGAGTATCCAAAAGAATTACGGAAAATATCTACAGTGTTTCAATGGAATGAATATCCATCTGACTTTAAAAATAGTTACATAGAATACATAGAGGAAGAATTTAACAGAAGAGACAATGGGTTTTGGTTTAAAAACAAGGGCGTTGATACTTACATTACTGGTTCTCATTACATGTACTTGCAATGGACTAAAATTGATGTTGGGAAGCCAGAGTTCAGAGAGTCAAATAGAATTTTCTTCATTTTTTGGGAAGCGTGCAAAGCCGATCCAAGGTCTTATGGTATGTGCTATCTTAAGAACAGACGCTCTGGGTTTAGTTACATGTCTTCAGGAGAGACCGTGCATGAGGCTACCATTAGTTCAGATTCACGGTTCGGAATACTGTCCAAATCTGGAGCCGATGCTAAAAAAATGTTTACAGATAAGGTCGTTCCCATCTCCAACAACTACCCCTTTTTCTTTAAGCCAATACAAGACGGAATGGACAAGCCAAAAACAGAACTCGCTTATAGAGTACCTGCAAGCAAACTTACCAGAAAAAGCATTGAGCGGAACGACAGGGAATACCTTGCAGGACTTGATACCACAATCGATTGGAGAAACACTGGGGACAACTCTTATGATGGGGAAAAACTTCAGCTACTGGTACATGATGAATCAGGCAAGTGGGAAAAGCCAGATAACATCCTCAACAATTGGCGAGTAACTAAAACGTGCCTTAGATTAGGAAGACGTATTGTAGGTAAGTGTTTGATGGGTTCTACTGTAAATGCTAGAGACAAGGGAGGTGAAAACTTTAAAGGTTTGTATGAAGACTCTGATTGTAGCCAGCGTAATTCTAATGGACAAACAAAAAGTGGACTCTACAGTTTGTTTATACCGATGGAATGGAACATGGAAGGGTTTATAGATCAACATGGCCACCCTGTATTTTACAATCCAGATAAAGCTGTTAAAGATATTCAAGGCGAGTTGATTTATCAAGGTGCTATAGATTACTGGAACAACGAAGCAGAGGCTCTTAAAAGTGATCCAGATGCTTTAAACGAATTCTATAGACAGTTTCCTAGAACAGAAAGTCATGCGTTTAGAGATGAGGCGCAGAACAGTATATTTAACCTTACACGTATATATGATCAGATAGATCATAATGACTCAATTGAGGGACAAAGAATTGTAAAGCGTGGTAGGTTTTCTTGGAAAGACGGTAGAAGAGATACTGAGGTGATATGGACACCAGATAACAAAGGTCCATTCATTGTAAGTTGGCTACCTCCAAAAGAATTAAGAAACAATACTATAAGATCAAACGGACTGTTTATTCCTGGAAACGAACACATGGGTGCATTTGGGTGTGACTCATATGATATATCAGGAACAGTTGGAGGTGGTGGTTCAAAGGGATCTCTTCACGGTTTGACGAAACTAAACTTTGATGGTCCTTCTAATGTTTTCTTTTTAGAATACATATCTAGACCACAAACAGCCGAGTTGTTTTTTGAAGATGTGTTAATGGCTATACATTTTTACGGAATGCCAATATTAGCAGAGAACAACAAACCAAGACTACTATATTATTTGAAGAACAGAGGATATAGAAAGTTTTCAGTTTCAAGACCAGATAAAAATAAAGCAGATCTTTCTAAGGCTGAAAGAGAGTTAGGTGGTGTACCATCATCTCCTTCTGTTATATCTATACATGCTGAAGCTATTGAATCATACATAAATCAACATGTAGGTTTTACTGAAGATAGTATAGGAAAGATGTACTTTACAAGGACATTACTAGACTGGGCAAATTACGATATACATAAAAGAACAAAATTTGATGCTACTGTAAGTTCAGGACTCGCAATAATGGCTACACAGCGTTACGTTGTGAAACCACCAAAAAAGAGTAACGAAATAAACGTTACCTTTGCAAGGTATAATAACTCTGGCTTAACCAGCAGTATTTTAAAAGGCTAATCTGTTTAATATGGCAAACGGAAAATATTCACGTAAAGTTATAGGACTGCCAAATTCTTTGGCTTCTGACGCTGAAAAGCAGTCAACTGATTACGGCCTAAGAGTTGGTAGAGCTATAGAAGAAGAGTGGTTTAGAAATGAAGGAGGATCTTCTAAGTTTATAAACAACAGAGAAACTTACCACAGGCTAAGGCAATATGCACTTGGAGAGCAATCAGTACAAAAATATAAAAATGAACTTGCTATAAATGGAGATATTTCCTATCTAAATCTAGACTGGACTCCAGTACCTATTATTCCAAAATTTGTAGACATCGTTGTCAATGGAATGTCTGATAGGCTTTATGATGTAAGAGCAGAAGCTATTGATCCAGTTTCTTCTAACAAAAAAGCTATCTACAAAAACAGACTTCAGACTCAGATGAGAAATAAAGAAGATTTTGAGGACATGGAGGAAACTCTTGGTGCTAAGATCTTTACAGCAGACGCAAACAATTTGCCTGATAACAATGACGAGTTGGATCTTCAAATGATCACTGATTTTAAGGATGATGTTGAAGTAGCTGAAGAGAAGTCTATAGAAAGTATTTTAAAAACAAACAACTACGAATACATAAAGAAAAGAGTTGATCAAGACCAAACGGTTCTTGGCGTTTCTTTTTTAAAGCACTCATTCAATAAGCATGATGGAGTCAAGATAGATTATGTAGATCCAGCAAACATGGTTTTTAGTCCTACTGAAGATCCAAAATTTGCAGACTGCTATTATTTTGGCGAAGTTAAAAATGTCAACATTACTGAGCTCAAGAAAATAAACCCATCACTTACACAGTCAGAGCTAGAAGAAATTTCTAAGATGTCTTCTAAGGCAGATGTTTATCCTGGCGTAAGAGGTGGTTACAACACCGATAACTTTGATCGCAACACTGCGACACTTTTATATTTCTGTTATAAGACTGACAAGAACATCGTATACAAGAAAAAACAAAATGCCTACGGTACGGAAAAGGTATTAGAGAAAGACGATAGTTTCGATCCTCCAAAAACAGAGCAAGCGAGATTTGAAAAACTTTCTAAAAGAATAGATGTATGGTACGAAGGTGTTCTTGTTCTAGGAACAGACAAAATCCTGAAATGGGAGTTAATGAAAAACATGGTGCGTCCAAAGTCGGCAGTACAAAAAGTGTATGCACCTTATATTGCCAGTGCACCAAAAATGTACAGAGGGGCGGTAGATTCCTTAGTAAAGAGGATGATTCCATTCGCTGACCAAATACAGCTTACTCACTTAAAGTTACAGCAGGTGACTTCTAAAATGATTCCTGATGGAGTTTATTTAGATATAGATGGATTGTCATCTATAAACCTAGGTAACGGAAATACTTATAATCCACAAGAAGCACTTAACTTGTTTTTCCAAACAGGTTCTGTTATTGGTAGAAGCTATACGGAGGAAGGTGAATACAATCACGGAAAGATCCCTGTTCAAGAGCTTACGTCTAGTGGAGCTAACTCTAAAATATCTAGCCTTGTAAGTGTATACAATTATAACTTAGAAATGATTAGGTCTGTAACAGGCCTTAACGAAGCTAGAGACGGAAGCACTCCAGACTCTAAAAGCTTAGTGGGTGTACAGAAACTTGCTGCGTTAAATTCTAATACAGCAACTAGACATGTATTACACTCTGGCGTATTTATGACTCAAAGACTTGCTGAGTGTGTTTCGTATAGGATATCTGACATACTTGAATATGCTGACTTTAGAGAAGACTTTGTTAAGTCTGTAGGTAAATATAGTGTAGAGCTGTTACAAGAAATATCTGATTTACACTTACATGATTTTGGTATATTCATTGAACTACATCCAGACGAAGAACAAAGACAGGTATTAGAGCAAAACATACAAGCTTCTTTGTCTGCTGGGAAGATAGATATCGATGATGCTATTGATGTTAGGAATGTTAAAAACGTCAAAATAGCGTCTCAGTTATTAAAGGTAAGAAAGAAAAGAAAAGACAAATTAGAAAAACAAAAGCAGCAAGAGAACATTACACTTCAAGCTCAGGCACAACAAGAAGCTCAAATGGCTGTTGAAGCTAAAAAGCAAGAGGGAGATGCTAGAAGATTAGAACTAGAAGCTCAGATACTGCAGATGAAAAACGAGTTTGAATTAGCTAGGATGGATAAAGAACTTCAAGCTAAATTAACTTTGCTTGAAAAACAAGGCGAGATCAATAACCAAAAACAAGGTATTGATGTTGCAACACAAATGGCTAAAGAAAACTTTAAAGAAGACAGAAAAGACAAGAGGACAGAAAAGCAAGCTACTCAGCAATCTAAGATGATACAGCAGAGACAGCAAGACTTAGATCCTATTGATTTTGATGGTCAAGATAGCCTTGGGTCTGGTATTCAAGGACTTATGGGACAATAAAGGTTAGTACCTTTGTAATCAGATAGTTACAATTAAATTAAATAAAATGGCAGAAGAAAATGATTTAGGCTGGAAGCTAACTCCACTCGATGACGATGGTAACCCCATGTTGTTTGAAAAGGAAGAAGTGAAAGCAGAAAAGCCAGAGGCTACGGAAGTAGAAGCGGCTACAGAAAAAAAGGAGGAAACTCCAGAAGTAGAAACAAAGGCGGAAATAGAGCCAGAGAAATCTGGAACTGAAAAACCTGAACAAGTTGCTCAAGTTGAATCACAAGAACCTGAAGAGGTAAGTGAGGAAGCTATAGCTGAGGTATTAGCTGAAGAAACAAAAGAGCAACCAAAAGAAATTGACGAGCAAGCTGTGTTACAGTTTCTCAAAGATAGACATCAAAAGGAGTTTACTTCTATTGATGAAGTTCTTTTAAATAATGACAAACAGCAATCTGAAGACTTAAGTGAGGATATCAAAACGTACCTTAAGTTTAAGCAAGAGACTGGTAGGTCTATGCAAGATTTTATAATGGCACAAAGAGACGTGTCTAATCTTGATGATTCTTCCGCTTTGTTTGAATGGTACAAAGATCAAAACCCTCACCTTTCTGTTGATGACATCCAATACTTAATAGACGAAAAGTTTCTCTACAATGAAGATGAAGACGATGCGAAAGTAATTAAGGGAAAACAGATTGCATATAAAGATGAGGTATATAAAGCGAAAAAGTATCTTACTGAATTGACTGACAAATATAAAGTGCCGCTTGAGTCAAGTGGAGCTAATATGTCGGAAGACACGCAAGAAGCTTTGAAGTTTTACAACCAATATAAAGAGGAAACCGAAAAATCTGAACAGCAAGCTAAAGCTTTACAGGATGTGTTTACACAGAAAACAGAGAACCTATTTAACGAAGAATTCAAAGGTTTTGAATTTAACGTTGGGAAGAAAAAGTTGATGTTTAAGCTATCTAGTCCTGAAGAGGTAAAGAAGTCTCAGTCTGACATTAATAACATGTTATCGAGATATACAGATAAAGAAACTGGTGCTCTTGCAGATGCTTATCTTTTTCATAAATCTGCGTTCGCTATGTCGAATCCAGACCTTATAGCTAAACTTGCCTACGAGCAGGGTCTAGCCGATGCAACAAACAACATCGTTAAGGAGACAAAGAATATTGATATGACTGTAAGATCTAACCAAGTAGCTGATAAGTCTGGAACTAAGTACCGTGTTTTAGAAAGTGAATCTGACTTTTCTGGTGGACTCAAAATGAGAAAACGAAAATAATCTTTTAAAAAATACACAATGGCTGTAACTATGACAGGAGTAGGTGGTGCGTTAACTCCCTCTCCAACTAAATCGACACTGTCGACTAATTATTTAGGATCAAGTATTGAGTTTACTTCTCAGTACTTACCAGAAGTATACGAAGCGGAATTTGAAAAATATGGTAATCGTACTGTATCTTCATTTCTTCGTCAAGTAGGGGCTGAGATGCCTTTTGCTTCTGATGTTATTCAATGGGCTGAACAAGGAAGACTACATTTAGCTGTGACTGGAGCTACACGTTCTGGTGACGTTATTACTTCTACTGCTCACCCTTTTAGAAATAATCAAACTGTAATCATCATCGATGCTGATGGCGATACAGATAAAGCAATTATTACTGCAAGTGACGCTGACACGTTTACTGTAGGTTCTTACTCTGGTGCAAACCTTGATGCAAACCTAGCAACGACTGGACTTAAAGTTTATGCGTTTGGTTCTGAATTCAAGAAAGGTACTAACGGTATGTCTGGTTCTATCGAAGCTCCAAAAGATATCCAAACTAACTCTCCAATTATCCTTAAAGATAAGTACGAAGTTAATGGATCTGATATGGCGCAAATCGGTTGGATTGAAGT